TCGACTCATTGCGAAGTGATTTATATACTAATGTATTTACTTGCACATCTCTTACACAATACTCTAACATCTTGGGAGAGTAGTTGACATAATCTTCAAAGTCAATCTTAGCTAAGCCAAGTTTGTATCCCCACTTCTCTAAGCTATGTCCACCATCTCTGGTAGGATTGAATAGCCTAGAGAGTACAAGAGTATCTATAACTTCTTTATCACTAAGGTCAATGTTACCAAACTTTTCTACTAATGGTATATCAAATCCTATAATGTTATGACCAATTAACCTATCTGCTTTTAATAAAAGCTCGTAACCTTCAGATAGTTTATCAGGTGGATACTTATATATCTCTCCTGTATTTGCATCTTGTGCTACAATACAATGTATTAGTGTTGCCTTTAGGTCATCTGTCTCTATGTCAAATACTAAATCCATAATTAAAATGCCTCGTCTAAACTATTATCAAACTCTATATCACTATCACTAAGTTCTGATAGTCTGCCGGTCTCAGCATCATATATAACTCTAGCCGCCATGCCTACGTCTCCTGTATACCTAGACTTAAGAACTCTTAGTCTTGTAGTCCTAGCTTCATCAGGGTCATCTGCTTGTTGATTTCTTTCTAATGCTATCACACAATCACTAAGTTGTCCAATACTATTTGAACCTCTTAGATGAGATAGAGATACTTCAATACCATTCTCATGACCCTTGTTACCATCAACTCTACGTAGGTGAGAAACTAAAATGATTCCTGCACCAGTCTCTTCTACCAAACTTCTTAGTCTGGTCATGATAGTATCAATGGCTCTTCTTTCATCTCCTTCATGAACAGCACTGACTAACATATGTAAATGGTCAACGACCACCCACTTGCAATCACATCCTATAATCATGAATCGAAGCTTAGTAAAGATGTCATCTATGTCGTTAGTTCCGAAGTGGGAATGTACCCATACTCTGTTTCGGTTATCGCCATCGTATAGCATATCAAACATCTTATCTAATTCTTCTTTGGAAAACTTCTCACGTTCTTGGTCAACATATAATCTAGCATTAGCTTCAATGGATAAGATACCGTCAATAGTTCTTCTCCAATCTTCTTCTAGTGCTATGATACCCACGTTATCTGTAGTGTTCTTAATAAGATGATGTTCAAGTTCTCTTGTAACACTTGACTTACCAAGACCAGTACCACCTGTAAGTGTGACTAGTTCTCCTGCTCTAAGACCATACAACTTTTTGTTTAGTCCTTCATAAGGATAAGGTACGCTTTGTTTCTTCTCACGATTATGAAACTTCTCACGTTGTTCAGAAACATTTATAACACCAGAGGGTGTATAAACTTTACTAGCCCACCAAGCCTCAACAAATTCTTTGTGCCTATTAGAACGAAGCATATCGTTAGGGTCTTTAAAACCATTAGGCAAAGAAAGTATCTTAGCTTTTCCGGGCTTGAAAAGTCTAGCAACTTTAATAGATGCTTCCTTTCCTGCCTTATCATTATCAAATGCAATGATGACATTTTCAAACTCATCAAAGAACTCTAAGCTTTCCTTGATGTCTTTGACTGCACCATTTGCACCACGCTTGATAGATACTACAGCCCACTTAGAACCTAAGAGTTCATAAGCAGACATAGCATCACACTCTCCTTCGGTAATGGTAACATACTTACCACCCTTGAAAAGTTGTTGACCAAACAATCCTGTCTCGTTGTAAGTTCCAGATACAAAGAAGTCTTTGCTCTTTACGTTACGAACTTTAGTAGCTGATAACTCATGACCATTATAGAATGGATAGAAATGTTTAACCACGTTACCTTGTAGGTCGTGTACACATTTAACTCCATACTTCTTGGCTGTGTTCATAGTAATCTTTCTATCTGTTAAGGCAGAAAAATTACCTTCATCTACTATGTCAGGTTGTTTAGCCTGTGTTGTCGTTACTGTTTGCATATCCTTACCTCCACATGCGTTAGTATAGTTAGGCATAAATTCACCACAACTGAAACACTTTGCTGAATCATCTTCATTGACTCCTACAGCATCACTACTGTTGCAAAGTGGACAGGGTTGATGTAGTTTGTCCCAAGTTTTATCCATGTTAGCCCTCACTATGAATTAAGATTCGTCTTCTGAATCTTCTACAGTTTCTTCTTCTTGTTCTACGACAGCCTCTGGACTATCTTTCAATACAGATTCAAGGTTGCTTTGATGTCCTTGTGAAGCATAGTTCAATGCCTCTACTAATACATTCAATGTTCCTATCTTACTGATAGATACATTCGCACCTGCTCTCTTCTGCTCGTCCTCAATCTTTGATACATCATAGACTGATTCGCCATCATCATTCTTAATAGTAATAATCATATTAAAATTCCTCGTTGTCTGAATCTTGTTCAGCATATTCAACTAAGTTCTCTACCTTAACAGCCATTAGTTCTGCAAACCTACCATAATTATTTTTATATGGTTTGATTTTAACAGTGACTTCAGAGCCATTACCTACTGCTACATCCATTGCATTACCGTCCACGTCTACCAACTTAGGTGCGACATTGGCACTGCCATCGTTCTTGGATGCTCTCTTACTGAAAGTAAAAGCAGGTTCATCATACTTAGCCTCTCCTGTTCTTGACCTAACTTGATTCAGTCCTAAGTCTTCTAACTTAGATGCTGTCTCAGTGTCAGTCAGTACAGTTAAGCCATACTTGTGAGGTTCAAACCTCGTGTTAGGCGTTGTGATGTTAGCCCACATTGCCTTTCCTTTTACATACTCATACATATGTTTTCCTCCTTTGGATTGTATTAAGTTGTTGCATTATAACACAGTTAGACTTTCTTGTCAAGTCTTTTCTGTCTTCTTCTTGCGTTGTTTCTATCACGTGTGAATTGTATAGCCCCTTGCAAGTCTTCCCATAACTCATCAAGTGCTTGTTTCTTTTGTTCTTTGTTAAGTCTTGTAACGATTTTGATATCAGACTTCTTAGGAATCCATGTGTCCCAATAGGCTTTGTCCATGTCTTTCCATGTCCAACCTATCTCTTTGTCTAGTGTTGTTGATTTAAAATATAGATTCATAATAACCCTCCAGTTAAAATGCCTTACCCTCGTTTAACATCATGAGTACACAAGGGCAAGGGCTTTATTCACAAGGGAAGGTAATCGGTTTAGTTCTTATCCCATTTCAACTACAACCTTTTCAAGAAAGGATTTTACAGTAGCTCGAACACCTTGTAAAACTTTAAAAATTAGTCTGGTTTTAGTGGCACTAGACCAGAAACTAGCACGATATAATCGTATGTCTTTAGGTTCAGGAAGGTTAGTTGAGGGCTACACCTTTGGACATACCTGAAATTAAGTAGCTATTATAACACAACTACCCCTCATTGTCAACCTTTAAATTCAATAATTTAACTTTATAATTATCCTCGTTCCAAGTAACCTCATAAGCTATTTGGTCTGTAGGATTGCTGTGATTATACCTTATAATATAATCTTCCCACATTCTAAATTCTTCCTTATTCATAGGACTTAAAAATCCATCTATCATATTGTCCACCATGTTGGTTGTTTTCTGTTCTTGTTCCATTGTGCATAGTGCTTCTCATGTATAACATAATCTCTGTATGCAACAATCGGGTCACTATTTTTGTACTCATCTGGCATAGCCTGTGCAAGTGGTGTCATACTTGTATGTATTATATTGTCTGGCATCTTACTTAAAGGCTCTTCAAGTTTAACAAGACTTGCATGAGTCTTACCATATCTATATGTGTACTCCATACCAAGTGCTAAGAAGTGTTGATATAGCCATGAGTAATTACTGCTTGACTCTCTTGCCCAGATAGTACAAGGATGATTCTTGTATGCCTCTTTGTAAAGTCCTACACTATCTGCATAGTCATCTCCATCTAACACTCTATGTGCAGTGCATAACATTTGTGCAGTTTCAAGTGGCATCTTAACTAACATCTTATCTGGCTGTGCTTCTGCTGATACGACTGGACATTCGTCAAAATAAAATATGTTCATTACTTGCTACCTCTCTTTACATACCTATAAGTATCTGGATTCCATTCAGCATCTAACAACTCAACTAACTCATATCTAAGACTGCTTAAGTTATGTACATCAGACAACCATAAATCATTTGTCTCGTGTAAAGTGTTTAACATACTATCTATTTTGTTTATGTATTTAAATAAAGTGTCATACTCACTAACACTCATATCAATACTTACTTTAGTTTTTAATTGTTTTACTTTCATATTATATATTCCCTCT